GTAAGCGGGCACGGCATGTTCCTGCAGGATGTCGAGCAGGGGCGTCATGTCCTGGGCGGTGGTTTGTGCCGTCAGTTTCGTGATTGCCATTAGGTTGCCTCCTCTGTCATGGTCATGATGCCGCTGAGAACATCGGGGATGGGTGCAATCCGACTCGCTGCCGATGCAGCGGCGGGGTGGGGGAGGGTGGTGCCTGAGCTCTCCCCTGCTGCCGTTCCGAGTGCAAACTCAAAATCAATGCGGCCGATTACAAACTCACTCATACAGCACCTCCCAGCGGGACGGGATGGAAATACAGTCTGCCCATCAGCTTGCGGTGCACCTTTTCGCCCTTGCGCAGTGCAAAGTGCATCCGGTAGCCGCCCCGCAGTCCGGCTGTCGCACTGCTCAGCACGGTCACCTCAAAGGCACCGTCCACAATCTCGCAGTCGAGCGTCAGCACCGCATCCGCAGGTCTGTCTTCCGAGGCAAGCAGCAGCTGCATGCTGCAGCCTGTCACATCGAGGCGTGTGCGCTCCCCGTCCTGCTCCACCACCGGCACGATCCGGAACGGCCCCAGTGTGTCCCCTGCCAGTGCCTCACTATAGGGGAGTTCTTTGTAGAATTTCAAACTATGTGCCTCCTTCCAGAGCGGCAATACGCTCTTTGATATTGGTCAGCTCTTCTTTCAGCTCGTCACACAGAATGCTCGTGCAACTTACTGAGCCGCTGGCTGTGATGCTCGTGCAACTTACTGAGCCGCTGGCTGTGATGCTCGTGCATCGCATCAAACCGTCGGAAGAAAAATGTGCTGTGCTTTGCCCGCCCCGATAAAAGAAAATCGCACCCGCTTGTGCAACAATTTCCGCACCCGTACTGTCATTCGACAATCTCCATTCAAGTGGGGCATATTTTGCATGCCACGCCCCGCTGTTGAGCTCAATGACGCTGTAGGTCTCATCTCCCGTGTTGATATGGATGCTGCCGCCGGTGATGTTGATGCTCTCGGCAAAGCAGTTGCCGTCCGGATCCACACGGAACGTCCCGTCGCCGTTCGTGATCTCGATGCCCCGCAGCACGCCCGCTGTGATAAAGTCCGCCACAATGGCACCGTCCATGGTGATGGCCGTGCCGTATGTCCCGTCATAGCCGGTGCTGCTGTAGCCAAAACCGCCCGTATTCCACCGCCAGACCTTCTGCGCAGTCGCCTTGTCAGGGGTGTCCATGACGAGGAGCTCATTGCCGTTCACGACGACATAGCCCTTGATGCCCGCCTGAATGAGGGCGGTGGCGTTTTCCTTGGCAAGCGTCAGGATTTCGGTGCGCTGCTGGGGAGCCTCATACTTGATATAGTTCGCTGTCCGGACATTCAGGTCGGTCAGTGCCTCCTGCTTGTCACCAAACTCGAGGGCGGGGGCGTAGGGCTTGTAGATGTCCACCGTGCGCTTGTAGATGCGCAGCCACTCATCCACGCCCATGACGGGATTGCGCACCGGATGCGTATTGCAGAGCCGGAAGGCTGCCGGATCCAGTCCGATCGTGGAGAGATCGAGCGCCTCGACACGGTATGCCTTTTTGATGCGGTTATTCTGTGCGAGGTACTCCCTGCCCCGCTCCATGAGTACGGCGGGGTCTGTGACATCGTCAAACTCGGCCACACCGCAAAGGACGCCGTATTTTTCCAGAGCCGTCACATCGTCGATATACGGGCAGTTCATGTTCACGCCCGCAATGGTCAGGCGTTCCTCCGTCTCGTCGCTGAGCCTTGCACCAAGGGGCATGAGACGGGTGATCATGGAGGTGGCATCCTGACTGCGGGAGAGGGATTTCATATTCTTCGTCAGCTCGATCGCCACGGATGAGCGCACGCCGGATGCCTTCAGGTAGTCCAGATACCGCACGCCATCCACATGACGGATGGACAGCTCACCGCCGAGCACATCCACAAGATTCGCCTTGATTTCCTCGAGTGTCCTGCGCCCGAGGGTCTTCACGGGCAGCACGCCATGGATGTCGCACTGTCCCATCCTGATCTGCTGCGCCTCAGCCACAAGGGCATTGTGGCGTGCGAGTACGGAATTGAGGAAAATGAGGATGTCCACCGTGCCATAGTCCATGTAGAGCAGGCAGGAGTCGCAGAGATAGCCCAGCTCTCCCTCACAGGTGACGGTTTTTCCGATGACGCCGTTCTGGTTCATGGTATCGCTGATCCGAAGCACACGGCCACGGAATTCCGCTTCGCCAGTCTTGGTGTTGGTCAGCGTGACAAAGGTTTGCATCTCACGGAGTGCGTCATAGCAGGTGTTCTGGGGATATACGCTAAAAGTAAAGGCAGGAATCAGCCCCGCTTCTTCGGTGAGCTGGCCGGATGCCGCACGCTGGAGACTGTCGGGAGACAGCTCGTGGAGCTTCTGCGTGGTCACGCCGTTTCTGATATCAATTTCGTACATCAGATGATGCCCTCCTCCTGTGCGAGCTGGTCATTCATGTATCGTGTCCAGCCTGCCTGATCGTTATCGTAGTTGCCTGCACCTGCAAGGGCGGCAAAACGCATGATGTTGTTGGCATCGACCGCATCGAGGACGCCGTCCCCGTCAGTGTCGGCAAGGGCTTCCTGCTCCGGTGTCAGGCCGGAGGGATTGCCCGCCCCGATCTGAGCGGCCGCTGCCAGCGCAATGGCACCGTCATTGGCGTCCACAATGCCGTCGGCGTTGAGGTCTGGGTAGCGGCTGGTGGAGGGGGTGGAGGGGTAGCGGGGATATGCATGCGGTTCAGCCGCAAAAGTCACACTGATCTTGTACAGGTTGTTCTGCTCTGTGATATTCACATCCGTGGCTTCTGCCATGTAATAAATATCTGGCTCCATGTCGTCATAGAGCTTCTGATATCCGCTGTAATCCAACCAATTCCGGATGCAGCGGATGCGATTCCGGGCTTCCGTCCCATTGTCGCACAGGAATACCAGCACATATTTTAATGTACGTTCTCCATAGGTCTGTGCGCCGCAGATAGTGCTGAAATTGTACACTGCATTGCTGTGGGGCACCCGCTCTGTAATGCGGTTCTTTTTGGCCTGCCCGATGTTCCTTGATGCCACACGGCACCGGAACGCCGACCACGAATGCAGACCATTCACTTCGATTCCGATCATTTTGCAAGCCCCCTCTGTTTCAGTACGAGATTCACACCCTGCTGCATGTCCACCTTGGTTGTGACGGCATCGGCAACGATTTCCTCACCGACCTGCAACTGGATGTAATAATTGACAACAGGCTGCTCCCCTTCCACAGTGTCAGTGGGATCCAGCGCAGACAAATGCTTTTCCGGCTGAACAGTAAGCCCGTTTGCGATTTCAAAAAGGCGCCGCTGCTGTGCCTGCGTCAGCACCATCTCCCCGCTTTGCGCAAGGATGGGCACTTCTGCTCCCATTTCATAATCGATGATGCCGCCCGTGTGGAATTTCGGCAGCTTGACCACGGGGATGTTGGGGATGGCGTCAATGCCGAATTTGCCGGTCACCATGTTAATGCCATTGATGGACGCATTCAGCATCCCGACAAGCAGATTCAGCACTGTTTCTGCAATCATAGGCAGCCCGTTCATGGCGTTTTCGAAAATTTTCCCAGCACTTGCCCACATGGTCTTCCAGTCCCCCTCAATGATGGCATTGATGAGATCAGCTGCCGCCGCCCAAGAGTCACCAAGCATGGCAATGATCTCCATGCAGTCCTCAATGACAGGCATGACCATCTCAATGGCGGCTTTCAGGGAGATACCGAGGTATTCGGCCAGGAGCTCGATGATGGGGACAAGGTCCTGAATGACAGGAGCAAGTTCTCTCAAAATATCAACCAGTATCGGGATGAGCATCTCTGCCAGATCCAGAAACACAGGAAGCAGTGCCATGACAACATCCAGCAGGGGCGGCAGGAGGTCAGTAATAAGGGTTAGAATTTCCTTGGACAAGCCTGTAAGAAGTTCCGTCAGCCTTGGCAGAATATCCGTTTTGAATTCTTCAAAAAACGGTTTCAGTGATTCGCCGATGTTTTTCAGCTCCGGCAGAAGCGTTTCGATCAGATAGGGCAGGAGTTCTCCGCTGACCAGTTTCTCGAACTCTGCTGCCAGTGGTTCAATCGCTTCTTTGGCAAGGGTTAGAATCGGGTCGATCAGGTCCAGAAAACGCTCTGCAATGGGGCCAAGCGAATTTTCCAGAAGCGGCAGAATCTCTTCGAGCAATTCGTTCAGCACCGGAATCAGGGCCTCGCCGATCGGCAGGATGACCATTTCCAGCGTGCGGCTCAATGCCTCAAACATAGATCCGAGGTCGTCATATTTGACCTCATTGATCTTACCGAGGGCGTCCTCTGTGTTGTAGATGCCACTGCCGATCTCGTTAAGTGCCGTCACGGCATCCGTTCCCAGATCCTCCCACATTGAGCCGAACAGTGCCACGCCTGCGGTGTTCTGTGCGAGGGGATCATCCAGTGCCCCGAGTGCTTCCACCGTCTCATAGAACGCAGTCTTTGCTGCATCGCCGCCGAGTGCGAACTTGGCACTCATGGCATCGGCACTGAGCCCGACTGCCTCGAAGCCTGCGGTTGTCCCATCCGAGCCATCAATCGCTCTGATGGAAAGTTCTTTGACTGCATCGCCGATCTTATCAAGCGACCATGCACCGGATTCTGCGCCCTTTTCCATGATGTGGAACATGTCGTCCGCAGTAAAACCGAACTTTGCAAACTGCACGGAATACTCGGAAATGCTGTCAATCAGTTCATCGGAATAGTCAAGACCATTCTGCGCACCCGCAGCAATCAGCCCCATGGCATTGTAGCCGTTGATGCCGAAGCTGTCCATCATGGCCTTGGCAGCACGGGTGGTCTCGACAATGTCATACTCAAATGTGTCATTGAGCATGATAGCCGCTTCCGTAACACGGGTAAGATCGGCGTCGTTCATGTCGCCAAGATTCTTCCTGACAAGTGCAAGTGATGCCGCAATATCCTCAAAGTTCTCGCCGAAATTGTCGGTATAGATGTCCTCCATAACCGCACGATACCGGTCCATATCCTCCACAGCCACATCTGTGGAGGCAGTGAAGCTGTTCATGGCCTTGTCAAGATCATTCGCCACATTGACTGCTGCCACGCCTCCGGCTACGACTGCCGCTCCCACGGCAAGCACCGTACCGCCGGCTACTTTTCCTGCTGTTCCGAGTGCCCCGCCGACAGAACTGAGGGCATCGCTGAGGCCGCCTTCTGTTTTCTCTGCGACCTCTTCGGATGCTTTACCGACCTTCTCCAGTTCTTCACGGTAGTTCTGCAGTTCCTGCTCCGTGGCAATGATCTGTCGCTGGAATGCCCGATATTCTTCGTCAGGGATTTCTCCTGCCTGATAGGCTCTGTCAACTTCCTGCTGCTTTTCCTTCAGATCGTCAAGCTCTCGTGTGGTCTGTTCCACAGCCTCAGCAAGGACTTTCTTTTTCTGGGCGGTCAGAACCGCATTCTTGCTGTTCTTTTCCAGCAGCTCATTGATATCATCCAGCTCTTCCGCAAAGGATTTTGTTTTCTTTCTGGTTTTTTCGGTCTCATCGCCGAACCCTTTGACAGGATCCGATGCACCGTCTGCTGATTCGCCCAGTCCCTCCGCCGACTCTGCAGCGGCATCCGCAGCATCTGCGATGGCTTCTGCGGCTTCTCTCATGGCTCCGGCCATGCTGTCTGCTGCTTCCTCTGCGGCATCCTCCACGACCCCGAGGGTGTTTTCTACAGTCCCCGCCGATCGTCTTGCCGCCTGTTCAGATTCCTTCAGATCCTTCTTCAGATCACTGGTGTCAGCACGGACACGATAGACAACCTCGCCGTCTGCTGCCTGATTTTCCGGCATAGCATCACCTTCCTTTATGCTTCAGCTCTTGCCTTCAGTGCATCTGCAAGACCTGCAAGACCCCTGCGGAAATTCTGCTCCCGTTCCTCCTGCGAGATATCGAGGGCATAGTACTGCTTGAGGGAAATCAGGTTTGCGATGTACTCGCCGTTGTGCTTATTGGCATGCGGGATTGGTTCACGACGGATGCGCATGACCTCCCGCATTTTTGTTTTCTCAGACAGGCCTTGGAACAGTGCCATAAACTGCCACCAGTGGAGGTTGTCCCGCTCAGTAGTCAGGTCGATGCCGTAATCTGCCATGAATGATGCATAGATATAGGCTCCATCCTGCAGAAAATCTACACAGCGAAGCCCCTGATGTTCCGTTTTCTTCGTAAAGCTGATGCATTCATCGAAGATTGCAGACAAGAGATCCGGCGGCGGATTCTTGTCCCTGCAGAGCATGGCAAGGGCAAGCGTCTGTTTTTCCCTGTCAAACAGCACAGGATCCTTCAGCAAGGCGAGCACTTCAAGCACGGTATTGAAGGCGAGTCTGAGACGCCACCTTTTCCCCTCGAAAACAATGCTGTCAGGGAGCGTCCTAGTGAGATCAAACATCATAAGCCGATCTTTCTGCGCTGACGGCGGTTCAGACATGTATTGTTTGCAAGGATCTCCCTGCGGCTCTGCACATAGCGTTCCACCGCAGGCTTGATGCAGTCAAACACAAACGGCAGCAGTGCTGCCGTCATGTCCACATAGGAGCCCTTAAAGTAAGCAAGGATCCTCTCCACGGCCTCCTCACCGCAGATGAGTGTAAACAGATCCCCTGCAGCCTTCTCAAATGATGCCATATCCCCTGCCTGCTTAGCCTTGGCGAGTGTCAACTCAAGTCTGCGGTAATCCCTTGCCATCGCTTCGGGGTTGATATCAATGTGGATGATCATTGCGGGATGATCGGACTCTGCCATCAGTTCCAGATCCTCCACAATACGCTCCGGTCTCTTGATCTGATATGCCATAGAAATTCTCCTTTTCGTTAAAATATAAAAAGCACCCCTTTCGGAGTGCTTCTGTTATTCAGTTTCCGTCACAACCTCCGGCTTGCCATTGAAATGGATTTCCAGAGACACAGCGGTGGCATTGTTGGCTGCACCGCCCGAGCGGGTGATCTTGGCAAGCGTCACAGGACAGGTAATCACTGCGCCGTCCGGACAGTACATCCTGATATCGGTCTCTCTCGCCTTGCCCCAGTTGTAGTAGACGGCGTCACCGAACATATAGTCCTGTGCGGGATCGCCGACCATGCGAACACCGGACAGTGTCACAATGAGCTGGCCGCCGGTCACAAAGCTGGAACCATAGCCGCCGTCGCCCAGGAAGGAACCCTGATAGAGCACCTCGTTGAGTGCCTCGGACACATTGTCAAAGCCCTTGGCGACCTCAGCCATTGTGGCTGTATCGCTCTCCGGTGTTGTGTTGATTTCAAACCGATAGTCATAGTTCAGCGAAATATCGGGTTTTACATTTTCCGGCATTTAAAAGTCCTCCTTGTTGTAGTATTTCAGGTTGATGATACACGAATAGACCCAGAAGTCACCATCCCGTGAGACATAATTCGGATATGTGGACACATGGACATGGTAGATACCATGGGGATGGTGTCTGGTTCTTGTAAGCTTGCCGCAGATGCCGCACAGCTGATCGAGTGCGTCCCGCTGCCCCTTGGATTTGCACAAAAAAAGCAGCGACGCATTGTCACTGCTGGTGCCGTCGAGATAGGTCTCTCCGGACGATGCAGGGGCAGGCTCGACGGAAATGCCGCCCTTTGCAGGCAACTGGCCGATGGATGCGCCCGTGAGCCTCGCTGCGTATTCCAGTATGGTTCCGAGCATATCAGCCCTCCTTTGCTGCCTGCCGCATGGCTGCACGGAATGTCTCAAGCCACTCCTTGCCGTGCTTGCTGTGTGCATACTGTGCCCAGAGCTTGCGGCGGCCATTGGCAAACTGGTATTCCCGCTCCGGATCGCTCTTCACTTTCTTCACACCCTTGCGGGAATATGGCTGGTCATCGATGAAGAAACAGGCTTTTCCGGTTTCCGGATCCACCATGACCACGCCATAGTACAGAGCCCTTGCATAGGGTTCTGTCCAGCGGATAATTCCTTTTTCCGGTTCAGAAAAGGTCAGACTGCTGTTGATGAGACCGTCCTGATCCTTCGGGCAATATTTGTTGCTGTCCTCCAGTGCCTTTTCCGCAGTGATGTACACTGCCTTGTCCGCCGCCTTCTGCAGCTTCTTCTCGATTGCACCGAGATTGATGTTCATTCTCACATCCATCAGACAAGTCCCACCTCCAGATGATGCAGCCGTGCTCCGTCATAGAGCGGCTCAACGGTTTCGACACGGTATTCTGTGCCGTTCCACAAGAGCTTCTGTCCCACCTCGAACTGTACACCCTGCGGAGCACTGTTCCGGCAGTCATAGAACAGCATCACCGACAGTGTGCACTGCCGGTTCTGCTTATCTGTGATGAGCTTTGTCATCGGCTCAATGCGGATCCGGCAGAGCTCTGCAATCGTTGTAAGTGATTCTTTCTGCCAGACATCCTCCGTCACGCCATGGAGCGATGCAGAATGGATGAGCAGCCGCTTCGGAATTGGTTTCACATGACCGCCACCCCTCTGTAGAGCAGCCCCACGGACTCGAGATAGCCCTTGGCAAGGGCGCAGAGCGAGAAAGCATCGCTGCTCTGTGTGCTGCTGCCCTCAGAATAACTGAATTTGCCAAGCGTCACCGAACTGTATCCGCTTTCCGTCAGGCTCTCCGCACCGCCCATACTGTCGATGCGGTCAGCCTGCGCACAGACTGCGCTGTACACGCTTCGGCGGAACAGCACAGGAATCTCCTCTACTGTGAAGCCACTCGGGAAAATGGCACAGTCCACAATATCCGCAGCACGGGAGAGAAGCAGGGAAAGTGCCTCATCCGTGCCGGAAAAACTGCCGTGCCATTCATTCTTGTAGAAGTCCAGCATTATGCTGCACCTTCCTCACCTTCATCGCCTTCATCTCCTTCATCGCCTTCATCGGGAGCCGCTGCAGCGCCCTCGGGGACGATGGCCGCAAAGGCATCGCCCTTGACGCAGAGATAACCCACACGCATGGTGGCCTTGATGGCGATCATGTCCTGTTCAGCCAGGGAAATAGGCTTGCCGTCTGCATCGACAGTGTTCTGGAGGGTGGCTTCCTTCAGAATCTCATACTCAATGCCCTGCTTGAGGCCAAAGAGCGAGTACTTCCACTCACCGCCGATGATGGTTGCCTTCGCCTTGTCCCATGCACCGTTGCGCACGAACTCGATGGGCTGGGAATACAGCTCTCTCTGGTTTGTGCCCTCTACAAAGAGCGCCGCACCGTTATCGTCACGGAGCTTTCTCAGGGTGCCCTTTACGCCGATGTCAGCGGTAAAGCCGTCCACATCGAAGCCGTCTTCCTCGACAGCAGACATGAGATCGGACACCACGATGTCAAACTTGCCCGTATTTGTGATGGTGTTGCCCGCTTCCTCAATCGCTGTGATAAGGGACGTCTCAAAGGGTGAGCTTGTTTTGAAGATGCAGGCTGCGTCAATGGTCTTGTAGAATGCCTCGGCGATGTGCTGCTTGAGCTCGCTGAATACGTCGATGGTTGTATCCTCGAGCTTCTCCTTTGTGACGGGAATGATGACACCCAGCTTCTTTGCCACGAGCTTGGGATAAATCCACTGCGCCGTGGAAGTCTGGATGCGTTCACCCTCACCGACCCAGTATGCACCGGGGCCATCGGTCATCACAGGGATCTTCTTTTCGTCGCTCTTCATCTCCTCTGCCTTGGACAGACGGATGATGCTGGAGCCTCTTGCGACATCCTTGATGATGTCAGTTGCAATGTCCTCCGGTACAAAGCCGGAGAGTTCGTCCTTCAGATACGGCATAAATAGTCCTCACTTTCTTAGCTGCGTTTTACCTGTTCGGCACGGATGATATCGATTGCCTTTGCTGATGCGGCAGGCTGGGTATTGCCGCCGGTTCTCACGCCCGTGGTAATACCCGGCTTAACGGATGCAGTGAAGGCAGGGTACTTCTTGACGATTTCATCAATCGCCTGTTCTGCGGTCACTTTATCTGAAATCCTGCTCTTGGCAAGTGCAATCACGTCGTCAACAGCCTCCGCTGTCACACCCTTGGAAAAGGCTGTCAGCTTCAGCTCAGCGGCAGCGGCTCTCTTCTCGGCGGCTGTCTTTGCACTCTCCGCCTTTTTGATGGCTGCGGCATGCTTCTCCGACTCCGACTGCTGGGATGCCTGCCATTTGCGGAAGGCCTCCAGTTCCTCAGCGGATGGGACATCCGGTGCGGGATCGGGAGCGGAAGCAGGTTCATTGTCGGGCTTGGAATCTGACGGAGCAGGATCCGGTGCGGGTGCAGGATCCGGCTCAGCCGGCTCGGCAAAGAACTGCATGGGGATGCGGAATAAGTTCTTCATAGTTTGACCTCGCTTTCTTGGATTTGGGTATAAGAAAACCGCCTGTTTAAGGGCGGTTTAATCATTATTTTTCATTGTTTCAAGTTCTTCTCTGCTAAGAGCGGAAGCATATCTGGGGTCATTTGGCAATATGATTTCAAATGGGTCAAGCTGGTAACGAGGAAATCGATCCTGCATAACAAATTCTGTTTCATCAGGATACTCGTCAATTTTTTTGTTCTCAGGAATATCAGAGATGTTAATCATTATTCAGCCCCTCCCATCTAAATTTCATATTATACTTTGTGCTGAAAGTTTCCATAGCCTCCATATCGATCTGATCCAGATAATGAAGTACGCTTTTTCCTTCTTTCGCAGCAATTTCCTTATATTTTTCCCCGACCTCATTTGCAACTTTTTCGTACTCGCTATTGATTTTCGACAGAGTTGAGATATCCTCGCTCCATTTGTCAGGCTGCTGCAGGATATAGGTGCCATATTGATTGCATGCTCTGATTTCTGAGAGCTGCCCTCTTCGCAGCATATTGATATCTTCAGGAGAGAAAACGGAATTATTCGGATGATTATGCGTCAGTACATTCCCCTTCATTTGCTTGATTTCCTTTGCAGTAAATGTTACAGAATCATTACTACCTTTTTTCATGAAGAGCCGGTTGCCGTCTGCGTCATAAAGAATAGCTGTTTCATAGCGATCCCCAGAAATAATCCGTTCGTTCTCATAAAGTTTTTTCTTTGCTTCAGGGGAAAATCGTTCAGAACCAGCAGCAAGCGATGTGCTTTTTGTTTTGGGGAACGCTGTTGTTTTTCGCTGCTTTTCTTTAATTATACCACTCCCGCCCGAAATGTCAAGCCCTTTCCGCTGGATTTCCGCAATTTTCTTGCGTTTATCCGCCGGCACGAATCCCTCCATGGACTTCTTGTAATCCACAACCGCCGTCCGGTCGGGCTTGTATTTCAGGCCGTTGTCATCACAGTATGTCCGGAGTGTCTGCACCCTTGTGTTCAGCTTCGCCTTGGCCTTCTTCAAACCTTCCTTGTCGCCTGCTGTCTCCAGCATCATGCACTCCCGGCGGGCTTTGCGCACACGGCGTTCCAGCTCACGCTGCTGCTGGCGTCTGGCATACTCCTTGGCATTCTCTTCCTCATCGATGGGAAAATAGGTCTGCAGGCTCACACCCGGCATGAACGGATAGATCTGATGCCCGCAATTGATCCCCAGAAGCCCGTCCGGCTCTCCATAGGAAGAATCCGACCATGCATAATAGCGAATCTCTCTTCCACGCAGATCGGTCGTGGTGCCGCCACCGCCGTTCCGGTTGAAGATCTTGCCCTGATCTCTGGCACACTTCGGGCGTGCGCCGGAATGGCTGGACACCTCCACCAGATTCAGCCCATAGTCGTCCATGCGCTGGAACTGTGCCTGATGCGCCACATTGGCGACCGTGGTGCGGATGTCCATGTTCACATACGCCTCGGGGCTCCATTCCCGCCCACGCTTGTCCACGAAGGCAGGGATGCCCTTTTCCGACATCTCACGGATACACTGCCGCATGGCCGCCTGACGGCTCTCGATGCCCGTGACGGCCTTGCCGGCTGCCTTGTTCAGCATGTCCAGAAACTCCTGCTTGTCAGACAGCTCTGCAGCGTCCTTGATTGCCGTCTGTGCGGCTGCCCTCGCCTTGTACTTCATGACGGTGTTGACCATGTTGAGCGACTGCCTCGCCTGCTTCTGATAGGTCTGCAGTGCGGCTGCCATGCTCCGTTCAATGGGGACCTCTGTCTGCTTTACAATGCCGTCTCTGGCAAGTGCCGCAAAACCCGGCTCCATCTCTCCGATGGCTTCGAGGGCGGCGGTTTCGAGAGTATCCGTCAGTACATCCGGCATCAGCGCCGCATAGGCTGCAATGGTCTGCATGTTGAGCTTGTCAAGAGCACCCAGCTGCGCCAGCATCTTCAGCTTCCACTGAGAGGACGGGAGGTCGAGCGTTCCCGCCGCCAGAAGCTCTGCGATATTGGCAAGGAGATCGGTCTCAAGCCCTGTGTATAAATCACTCAGCGGCTGGCTCAGTGCCAGCATCTCCAGCTTCGTCATCTTCCTCACCGCCATTCAGGAAATCGTCCACTGCAAGCGCTGTCACGCTCTGCTCCTTCGCCATGCGATCCAGTTCTTCCTGTGCCGTCTTTTCATCACACTTCTGCACTTCCATGATCGCCTTCAGTCTCGACTTCAGACCGGCCTCAACGAGCTTCACATTGTTGTCAATGAGCGTGTTGTCATCAATGATGATATTGTCCTTCCATCCGATGGTAACCGTATACTCGTGCTGCGGAATCAATCCAAGCGCAATACCGATGCTGATTAGGCTATGAACCAGATGCTCCAGCATCTCGCCGATGAGGTTCTTGTTCGTGCCGATCGTGCGTGCGGTTTTGCTGTCCTGTGAGATGACCTCCGTGGCTGTCTTCATGCCTTGTGCGGCATCAAACGAAAACGTACCGGCTGAAAATCCGATCTGAAAGCACAGGATATTCAGCAGTGCATTGATGGCACTGACATGTTCATCCACTCTCAGTGTCACAGTGTTGTCCGTGATCTTCAGCTGCTGTTCATCCTCGCATCTGAGCGCCATGAACGCTTCATCGTCCGCATCGAAGTACCGTTTGAACTCGCCTGTCAGGGGATCTGCCACCGTGCGGATGCAGGAAGCCGGTACAATGATGCGTTTCCTGCCGAGGATGAACTCCCGTGAGAAGCTGTCGAATGCAATGTCAAGCGCTTCCAGAGTATCAATGGCAGATGCAAACACAGATAGTCCCAGCGGTGAATCCGCCTCCAGATTATTGGATGTGCCTGGCTTGAAGTAACAGAACATGGGCATCCTGATATGATCATACACTGTATGCTCCGCCAACTCCGGAAACATTTCGGAAAGTGCACATCTCGTGCCAAGGGTATCCCGCATGCTGCTCCGGAAGGCCGCATGCTCCACTGTGGCAAAGCCGTTTGCATTCCGTCCATGCCTCTCGAGCAGTGTATAGTAGCTGCCATTCCGATACGAGAGTGTGCGGAATACGCCTTCCTGTACTGCGTCCCCCGTCCACGCTGTCGGGAGAAAATGCTCCGCCTGTACATAGTCCACAGCCGGCTTTGAATCATCGGCATAGACCTTCAGAGAACAGCCGCCCATGGCGTAGGCATAGGAGAGCAGCTCAGGGAAATGCTTCCAGAAACCCACCTCATTCAGCGTCCTCATAATATAGTCCTGATAGGGTGCATGGTCAAGGGTGATCTCCACCTGCTCCGAAAACGTCAGAGCAGAAAACTCATCGCAGACCACCTTGGCCGCCTGCATGAGCTTGCGTCTTCGGGTGCCCCTCGCATACAAACCGGATGCCTTCGCACGGTTCCATGGCGGTGCTCCGCCGAAGATGCGTTTGTGGAGTCCCATATGCCGGTAGTTTTCTTCCAGCTGCAGCAGGTGCATGTCCGGCCATGCCTGCGCAGTGTCCTGTAGGATGCTGCTCAAATTCTCACTCCTGTCTCTATAAGATCGCTCAGATTTGGCTCGATGCTGTACTCCATGGCATCGAGGCTGTCGATATTGTAGTTGCCGTCATCAAGGCGCACATCCTCGGATTTTTTGCTGTCCCAGACCGCCGTCTGCAGTGCCTCTATCACATGTGTGCAGCGGCTGATCACATAGAAACGCTTCTGCGACATGAGCTGACACACCAGACGGATGCGCCCGAGGATGGGCGTTTTTTTTGCGTTCCTGACGTTGATAGGGATTTTCTTCTGCATCACTGCAATGCGGATACCCTTGATCAGCACCTGCTCGGCACTATCGAAATAGGCATCGTAGATCTTGTATTTTCGCTGGCAAAGTCGGATGAAGTTGCATACATCTTCCTCCAGTTCCGCTGGAGATATAACCTCCTTGCGGTAATACTCCTCCAGCACAACAACCTTCCGCAGCCCCTTGGAAAATCCTGTGCAGATCCCTGCATGGGCGGATCCATTCCCGCCGAAGTCAAAGCCGATGGCGGCATACAGGATATCGTCGGGCGGTGCATCCAGCAGAAACGGCTCTGCATCGTCAGCAAACTCGTTGTAAATGACGCCCTCTGCTGCCACCCAGAGCCCAAGAATGAACCGTTTGAAGAAGACACCCGTCCATCTGGAACGGTAACGCTGTCTTGTCCGCTCCGAGAGCGACAAGTTGTCCTCCATCACGAAATGGAGATAGAGGATTCGTTTATCCTGCCTTTTGTCGATCCACTCTTTTTTGAACCAGTGGTGCGGGTTATCGGGGTTACAGTTGAACCAGAGCTTGGCACCGTCCACGGAACATCTTGCCACTGCCTGATTGACAAAGCTCTGCGGCATGAGTGCAACTTCGTCGCAGAACAGCCCGGCCAGTGTGATGCCCTGAATCAGATCCTGAGAGCGTTCATCCTTGCCTCCGAAAATATAGAAATAATTCTGTACCTTTGCTCGGGTTACGATGATCAGATTGTCAGCACGCTTGTCCTGCACCCTGTACCCACGGGACCGGAGCATCAGCTTGAGCCAGAACAACACGTTGCGGCGGAAGCTGCCGATGGTCTTACCGCACATGGCAAAGTTATTGGCATTAAAAGATGTCATCGCCCAGAGAACAAATGACAGGGACATGGCGACTGTCTTGCCGGAACGGATGGCACCGTCCGCAATGATGCCGTCATAGTCATGCACGGGCGAGCTTTCGCACCACCAGTTCAGCACCTGCCGCTGTTTCTTAGAAAACGGGCTGAACCGGAACACTGGGGCATTAGGTTTCATCCGCATCGCTCCAATCTGCTGCGGCAGTACCGCTCAAAGCTTCCAGGAAACCGTCATCCGGAAGGTCAGCAGCCACATCACCTTCCAGTTTCTTCTCCTGCAGGGCAAGCTGCTGCTTCTGGAGTTTCAGACGCTCTGTATCATTGTCCTTGCCGAGGATGTTCCGCACCTCACGGACGGCCTGTACATCGCCGTTCATGGCCTTGCGGAACAGCCCGACAAGCATCAGGGTCTCGTTGTCGATTTCCTCCGGCGCAATGCCCATCACTGCCAAAGTGTTGAAATTATCACAGTCAGAGACCGGCAGCCCAAGAATCATCTTCATCTTGGCTTTCATGTCCCTTCGCCGCCGTCTGGCCGCAGCGGATGCCTTGCCCGCTTTGGAAGCATTCTCTCGGCGTTCGCTCGGTGTTAAATCCTCCGGCCGAATCAGATTCTGTTCATTCAAGGTCACCACCTCTGGAAAAATGATAACACAAAAGCACCCGAATATTTCCGGATGCTCTGTGCACTGTATAGGGGTAAAATGGAATGGTGTCAAATGGTTGCAGAGGCAGGTTATGAGCCTGCTGAGGAGCCGTTCCTCGACTCTGCCACTGTGGGTGCAGACGGTTTAATGCACCCTGACAGTCCATCATGCATGAATCGGTTTTTACTCTGGTTGACCGAAAACCAGGTGGTGCAGCACGCAGGAGTCACACCTGCACCGGCTTGGCCTTCGCCGGAAACTGTTTGCCGCATCTGAGAAAAGAAACGGACGGCGAACCCGTTAGGGGAAGCGCTGCACTGCCCGTCCGTCGCTTTTCTGTAATTCTATTGTATCATACTGGGGTAGGTGTATTCAAGTGTATTCCGGTGTACTCTTTACTGCATCCAGTGCTTTTTTATGCAGTTTGATCATGTTTTCCTTGCCATACCCGATCTCCCGCCCGATTCTGGCAAACGACAAATAGCCGAGATAATGCTGTTCCAGAATCGACCGGAGTGTATCATCCCCGACCGAACGGATCGCCTGCTCCACCTCTGCTTCTACGGCGTCAAGCTCCTGCTCAAGCTGTGCAATCTCTGCCTCCACATCGGCGATGCTGTCGAGCTTTGCCTGCATGGCATTGCCGGAGTGTCCGCCGGAGCCTGTCTTGTCGTACTGGATGCCGCTGTATTCGGCACGAGCTACCCGCTCACGACGGACTGCGTACTTGCCCAGCAGCTTCATCCGGAGCGGATAGCCCCGATTCAACCACTCCTTCTTCCTGATCTGTTCATCCGACATCCGTTTACCTCTCTTTCTGTGTCATGGCGCACCCGATCGAGCATGGCGTCCATATGTCCCAGCGACAGTGCCTGATGGTAGTAGCTGCGGAACGCCCTGTCGAGCCGCTCAAAGTCCGCATGCAAGGCCTTGCGGTATGGATTTTCCAGCACTTTGCGATAGGCGGCCTTGTACTCGGACAGGCAGCTCTGAATGATGCGGCCGGCGAGGCGGATGAGGGCATCGTCCGTGCCCTCGGGGATGGGGATGATGCGACCGGAGCACTTGTTTGCGCTGCACAGCTCGCACAGGTCGCCCTTGCGTGACCGCCTGCCACAGACGATGCAGTCACGGGTCTTGCGTTTGTAGGTCATTGGTATCACCTCCTAAAATGCGCTGTATGCCCCGTTTGGTTTGGGGGTATTCTTTGTGTGCAGACCCTCGGGCGGGTCATACGGTTGATTCTGGCGAGGATGGGAGCGGTTCCAGATCATCTGAGACTCCGATATACCTGATATCTTCAAAATTTAATAAAATGTTGCTCCCGTTTTTTTGAATGGATAAGATCTTGCATCCCTTGTCAAGCTTGTAGTTATCGCAGTCAGGTATGGTCATGGTGCTTCCATCACGGAATACGATCTTTGTGTCAAACATTGTTCTTACCTCCATACATCTTTGTACCGCAGTTCGGGCAGTAGTTCACATCGGGCTTACTGGCTTTGTAGCGGGAGGTCATGGTGCGTCACCCACTTCTGCAAGCCACTGCTCGATCTTTTCCTTTTTAGCCGTCATTCGTCCACTCCCTCCAAAATTCGCACCCATCGCAGTACTCCTGCTGGCAGTTCCGGCATGGATACGGCGTACTCATTGCCGATACCCTGCAGCATGCCCAGACGATCAGGGCGATCAGGGCTGCGATGGTGATAATGATTGCGATCATTCCTCAAACCTCCCTTTCATGGTTTTCACAAACACTGCATCCCCCGTCAGAATCCCGATAACCTCAAATGCCATCACCGCCGCATTCTGCATATCGGGTTCTTTCACGATGTCATTCATCTTCTGGGAGCAGAGGCGAATGTTCTCCTGCCGTTCTCCATAGAGTTTCCGGCTTTCCTCATACAGTGCCTTGAATTCGTTGTATCTCCGGACAGCCCGGTGCTTTTCCTGTGCCGCCGCATCCCGATGGATCTTCCCATCACGCAGACTCTCGTGCAGCCGGCGCATGATCCAGTAGTAGCAGGTTTCGTGCATCGGTGCGAATTCCGGCAGGGGTTTCTTTGCGATTGCCAGACGTTCAAGTTCATCCAACATCATCCGGATCACCTCCGATGAGCCGGAGTGCGTCACTCACACTGCGGCAGATGCCGGCACGATGTCCGAGCCTGCGGACTGCGTTGATAAAGCTGATCTGCTCCTTTGTTGGTCTGCCCGTGTTGTTCTTGACTTCGATAAATGCCACAAATCCATTGCCGATGAACAGCAGATCCGACAGACCTTTCACGCCGCAGACGATCCGCCGACCGTCCGCTGTCAGAAAGTTTCCTGTATTCTGCCGGATGACAATGCCATGCTCTGACAACGCCATCCGAATCTGGTTCTGAATATCTGTTTCCTTCACGCTGATTCTCCTTTCTTGAAAATTCCCATTCGTTTCGCCTGGTGAAATGCCCAACCGTGCTTATAGCCTCGCTGTTTTTCCATAACGCAGAGTTCCTTCATGGATGTGCATTCCGATGGGGATCGCATCATGCTTACACGCCGCTCGATCTTCTGAAGCTCCTGCTCCTTCCTCTCCTCCATGATCTGCCGTTCCGATTTCTCGTAGACATGACCGCATTTCGGGCATGCCGGAGCTGGTGCATGTGTATAGAAGCATTCTGTGCACTGCTTCACGGATACGGCTTTCTCCTGTTTCTTCTGTGGCTTCGGATCCAGCGTCCACTGCCGTTCTTCATCGGGCAGTCCGAACCGATGCACATTGCCTACATGGTCGATGATGATCGCCCGCTTGTCAGGCTGATACCGCATACACCGCATTGCCTGCTGTGTGTACAGTGTCAGGGACTTTGTCGGTCTGAGCAGGATGCTGCATCCGCAGTCCGGAACGTCGAATCCCTCCGAGATCAGATCCACGTTGCAGAGGATCTGCAGGCGATTCTCACGGAAGTCCCGGATGATGTCCGCACGCTGCTGTTTTGGCGTTTCGCCGTCAATGTGTGCCGCCGGAATGCCGGCATCACGGAATCGCTGTGCGACCTCCATGCTGTGCGGGATCGTCGGACAGTAGCAGATCGCTTTCACACCGTCCGCAAGGCCATGGTAGTGCCGGATGATGTCGCCATAGATTGCAGGCTTGCCAAGAAGTTCCGCCGCCTGTGTCATGTCAAAATCGCCCGTTGATTTGCGTTTCAGACCGGACAGATCCGTCACTTGCGGCGCATAACAGTCAAAGTCTGCAAGGCAGTTCCGCCCGATCAGCTCACGGACAGTCGGACCGATGATGAGCTTGTCATTGATCTCACCTAAGCCTCCGCCATTGAGCCGGACAGGCGTTGCCGTCACTCCGACACAGTGCACATCTGCAAAGTGCTGATAGATCCGCTTGTAGCTGCTTGCAAGGCAGTGGTGGTTTTCGTCCGTGATGATCAGAGTGGGGCGTTCCAGCTTCTCAATGCGCCGTGATGCCGTCTGCACCATCATGATGCTGCACAGGTCCATGTCTGCTCCGTAGCTGCGGAATGTGTCCTCGATCTGCTCACAGAGTTCCCTGCGATGCACCAGAAACAGCACACGCCGCATGGAGTCCGTCACACGCTTAGCCATGTCCGCTGTGATGATGGATTTACCGCCGCCGCAAGGAATGACGATGCAGGGACGTTTATATCCGGCACGCCACGCAAGGGAGACATCACGGATGGCTTTCAGCTGGTAGTCTCGCAGCTGCATTTCCTTTCTCCTTTCTTGTGGGATTGTGGGATTTGTGTGGGACATTTGTCCCAACAAATTTATTTCGAATTATAGCCAAAATTTTGACGTTGTGGGACTGTGGGACAAAATCGCACATTCTCACGTCAGAGGGAAATATTTTTTCTCAAAGGTTCTTTTCAGAATGTTCTATTAAATTTCCTGTGTGTATGTGGGAGAAATGTCCCACAGTCCCACACTTTTTAAAAGCGGCTGAACATCGGGATATTTTCTTGTCAAAATGTCCCTCGTACTGTCCCTCATAAAGTCCCACATCACAACAGACAGTTATATTCGTCGCCATCATAGCTGTCACAGTCTTTCATTTTCATTGCAATGCACTCGACGTTCACGCCGTTGATCCGCTTCCCTCTGGTGTTGTTCCTGCCCCTCGTCAGAATCAACCCCTCCGACTTGAGCCACGACAGCAACGCCCGGTCATCGAACCCTGCATCACGGCAGGCACTGCGGAAGACCGACTGATTGACATAGGCATAGTCGCCCTCGATCGTGCCGTAGATCTCGTTCTTGTTCTCGCTCTGGAACTTGTTGGCGTTCATCGCCACCCAGTCGCACATATAGCTGTAGCCACGTTCTCCGACCGAGACAGAGGCTTTGGATTTGAGGAATGCGGAGATCTGTGCTGTGGTGAGATGCAGCCCCGTCCCGAAGATCAGCGTGTCCGCCAATGCGTCCGCTGTCAGGAGCAGAGCCGCTGCCATTGCTTGCTTTTCGGTCGTTTCGCCTTGTGCAAGCTCTCCGAAATACTGCTGGTACATTTCCTGCGCCTGCGTGATCCGTTCCTCGTTCAGTGATTCCACGAACCGCCGCCCCGCATGCCCATAGTGCGACCGGATCACCCTGCATGTCCCGATACCATCACGGATGACCTTTTCGGATGCTCTGCACTCGATGTCAATGACACGGTTCACTGCACCTGCACCGGCTGATTCCGATACGATCGGAGATTCTCCGGTGGTGAGGATGCACAGCGACCATGTCGGTGTTTTGTCAACGCCTCCGGCTTTGTTGCCTCTGGTTCTGCCCACACCCTGCGCCAGCTGGTACACGTCAAACTTGCTCCGCCCGTGTGAATCCTTTGACAGCTGCAGCTCATCAATGCACATCGGGATATTTCCCAGAAATGCGGCTGTCTTTTCATGTCCGACCTGTGTTGCATTGAACGTCTGCGGATACTTGCCGATTTCCGGATTGCCCCAGACGGAAGCCGCCAGCATCAGAGCGACGGATTTGCCCGTGCCGGACTCGCCACCCCAGAGATGGACGAAGAACGGCAGTGCACCGATTCTGGAGATCAGAACGGACGCAAAGGAAGCCGCCAGCATGACCTGTGCCGTCACGCTTTCCCTGCGACATCGGATCGCCGCCTGTTTCCATGTCTCAAAGTCGCCCTCCTGACGGATCGACCGGAAGATCTCGCCATA